CTTTCTAAAGTTATGTTCACCAATGCTGTTAACAGTTTGACCGGATGTATAGGTAAAGTCTGAATTTAAAGAATCTCTTGTAGCTAAAAATACTGTATTGGTAGCTGTTGCACCTGTGACCAAAGGTCTTACCCTGTCACAAAATAGCAACTCCATATCTTCGGTTGCAACCTCTCCAGTTTCTATTCTAGCTGTCAAAGCCGAACCGTTAAAGGTTCCAGATTTGTTATTAGTGTCAAAAACAAAAAGTGCAAGCTGACCACCTTTATACAGATCCGCATCTAAACTTGCTGGAAGCGCATCAAGAGAAGTATTAATAGAATCTAAACCCTCTAACGTAAAACCTTGTGACCTTCCAAAGTAAATAATTTGATGATCTATTTGTACAAAACTCCAGCTATCCGTTTTTATATCATAAATTATTAATTCAGTTGGATCGCCTTCGCCTGTACAATAACTCCAAACTACTTTAGCATTTGGCACATCAACTTCGCTGGTCATCCTAAAACGTCTGGTTGTTTGTTCTCGTGCGGCAAAAAACAAATCTATTTTTTTGTCCCCAATGCGCGTTATCCTTCCTCCTAAGTCGTATCTCATAAATCCGTCTTGCGAATAAAAGAAACAACTATCACCATAGCGAACCACGCTCCTTGCGGCTGGAGTTCCCATGTTAACTATTGTATTAGTCAGTCTCCAAACTAAAGGAGAACCAATATATTCCATCTCCCAGATTGCACGCTCTTGAAATATGATGACAGTATCGCCACCCATAACCATTTGCACTTTACCGCCATCACCTTGTAAATCTTGGAAGTCTGATTGAGTGTCAGGGTTAGAACCCCAGCTAGTTATATTTTCAAGTCCTGACCACTGAATTCTGTTGGGTCTATGAGTGCCGTCATTAACATTTCCTAACACTAAAAACCCTCGACTGATGCAAAGAGTTTTTGCTTTTGGAGGAGAACCACCTAAATCTGAAAACGTTCCACTTGCTCCAAAACTGCGTATTTGAATATTATTATTAAAGTTAGTTGCTATGACTTGTTGCCCAAACTTTGCAAACTCCCAGTAAGATTCATCACCGGAAGAATAAGTTGATCCTCCGACACTTGAAAAAGTAGTACCAGCTAAACGGTAAAGTTTAGTTTCGTCACCCGCAAAAACTTCAGTGTTATTGTCACCATCCGAATACGCCACTGCTCCACGACAAAATGCTGTCAGTGCATCTGTATCTGTACTGATACTTTTGAAAGGAAGATAACAGTTTTGATGCGGTATGACGTTTAGAGCCATTGACGTACCTTGCGTAAATATGTCAGGTAAGTCTGGCTCGAAGTTACCAAAATTAATAGTTTGTATAGCCATTATGGATTTGCACTATCTGTCTTAATACCAACACTTCCTTGACTTGTTCGAGCTATTGAATAAGTCTCGGAGGCTGACCATACCACTTGTTTATATTGCTCAAGATAAGTTTGTGCTGATTGAAAATCTTGTAAGAATCTATAGGCGTGATATAGACTTGCCGTTAGATAAGCATCAGGATAAGTATCTATAATCCAATTAGTTGTATTAGAATCTGATAACCCTGTTACCATTGGGTAATAAGATAATTCATAAGCGTAATTAGAATCAGGTGTTACCTCAAATTCAATTACATTACTTATAGTAAAAAATGCTGGCTTCCCACTACCACTGCGATGATTTAAACTAAGCTGATTTGGTGCTAAAAACCGTAAAGTGCTAAAAGCATCTCCGGTTAAGGTAAATCTATATATTTCTTGGAAATCTGTCGGTAAAGCTAACGTTGCAGTACCAGCCGTTAATGTACCAGTCTGTCTTTGAATATTACCACGTATGCCTCCTATTTCTGGAGCCTCGACAGGCACAGGCACACGTTTTAAATATCTTTCAGCCAGATCAATAAATTGATTTAAATTTGAAGTTGTAAAGTCTGACCTAGCTGTCCAGTCCGATATTGCGCTTTTTAGCTCTGAGTAATTCGCGATTGCCATTTATCTATCCGTTTATTAATATTATTTAGCACCATTTCTGCGTGAACAGAGTCACCCATCATTTCTAACCACGACACGTTACCTATCATTGATTCATATTCATCCCACCATTCTTTTGCATACTCACAATGCCTAGTCTCTGGAAAATGTGGAATACCAGCGGTGTAATGAACAATTGAAGCTGGCTCAGTCATTTCATCATAGCCCACACAATAATTAAATTTTTGTGGTATATCACCTATAGATTCAGTCCAGTCAAAAT